GTGCGGATGCACGACAAGATCGCCCGCTTGGAGAACCTTGCAGCAAAGGGTGCCGACCCCACGAACGAACCCGTAATGGATTCGTTCATGGATTTGGTCGGCTACTGCATCATTGGGATGATGGTCAACTATGGGATCTGGAACCTGCCGATGCGTAACCCAGATTCAGTCATCACTTAAGTCACGCATGGCATCCACGGAACTCATTATTAGTCCGCTGATAGTGGAGAATACGTGGTTATGAAGAGGACTGTTTTCAAAGTCATTCATAATACTTTCCGCTGCGAACGCCATCGCATGTTCGTAAGGCAACACCACCAACACGCCTAATGTGTCGTTATGCCACTTCGCGTGGTTGAGGTCTGCTACGTCCAGCAGGTGTGAGGTTCCTTTTATTTCTTCGTAGATTTCAGTCGCCATGTAGCCGTACTCGTTCGCCCACTTGTCGAACTCGGCATTCACGGCGTCGTCATTCATTACGAAATCTTGTCCTTTGCGTAACTCTTGACGACCGACAGGGCCGCAGCCACGCCACCGATAAGGGCAACCTTCAGGGTGCCGTAGTCTCCCATTACGAATAGGGCTAAGAATGCTTGAGCGAATGTCCATCCGGCTCGTTCGATAAGATTTTTCATGCTGTCCACAACACCTTCCATGTGTGTGAGTCAATGATCCCATTGACTTTGATTGCGTAGTTTGATTGGAACTGCTTACAGGCGGCGATTGACTTGCCGCCGTAAATGCCGTCCACTTTCAGACCGGCTCCTGTCCGGTCGTTCAACCGCCCCTGCGCAAGTGCCACCCACTTGCCTTTGGAACGTCGTCTAATAGGAAGGGCTTCCTGTCCCCCTTCCACGATGTAGCGAATGATCCCACCCCAGTCGATAGCGACGTTGGATGGGTTGTCGTGCATGGGCATCCCCTCTTGCACCCATGTGCTTAGGTTTACGCCGGGGCAGGAGGTTGAGGAAAAATCCATGTGGCACCTAACCCAAAGGTGGTTGCCATATTTTTCCCTGATGGCCCCGACGACGGCAAGCATAGTTTCCTTGCCGATAACAGTGAACTTGTCGTCCGAATCCCCGATGTATGCGACGGAAATCGTTTTGGAGTTCCACCCGCGAGTGGCTGCGCCACGATGCCAGCCTCTTCCCTCAAAGATTTCTCCTGTTTCGCCAGACACCAGCCAGTTGTAAGCAATGGAATCCCATCCCTTAGTCTCTACGTGGTACCTGTCATGTCCTCTCACACGCCTCCACGGGCCTTCTGACGGCCCCGTGGTGTGATGAATGACAATCCCCTGCACGGCACGCCAGAAGCGCTTCAGGGGCTTCCCTGTGTCTATCGCCCCCCACTCGCCGCGCTCAACGTACTTCATGCCCTAAGGATAGTTTGTCCCTCGCTACAAACGCGACCTTCTCAACGCCCGCTCCTGCGCACGCTCTTCGCGCATGTCGTAGCCGCGAGAACGGATCTCCTGTTGCTGCTCCCACTTCGTGTTCGTCCGCAACCCGATACCAGAGAGCCAAGAAATCCAATTACTCACAGCGCGCTGCTGATACTTCTCTTCATCAGGGAACAACCGCCGGTAGTCCGTAAACGTAGGCAACAACTGTGCCATGCCATGCAACGCATGGTCTGGCATCACCCAGTCACCCTCATAATTCTTTGAAGCGATACCAAGAATCCGCAACCCCTCCATCATGCCCGGAATGATCGTGTACGCACCGGGCACAGCCTCCGGGCGACCATCGAAACTGTAACCCTTCCAAAGATTCTGCTTCGCTTTCCACTCGTAAGGCGCTTTGATAATCGGCGTTATCTGCGTACCCAACGTCCCCAACGCAATCTCCACACGCTCCATAACCCCAAGGTCTGCATCGAAAGCCAACGCAGGATCAAGCAGTTCAAGCGGAGCCTTGAACGGCATGTCAGGCAAGATCATCATGTTCTCACCCTCATACTTGAACGGCAAACGAATCGCCCCCTGCCGCTGCATCCAACGCGGAACAATGCCCCCCTCGTCATCCTCGGACATGAGTTCAACTTCCTTCTTCAAACTCACGTACCGGTTGAACACCTCCGGCTGGCGCGCAAACTGTTCCATCATCAAAGGCATGTTCTTACGAGTCCACGTATAGAACGGAACCACCCGCTTCACGACGTTACGTTCAAAGTCCGACAAATCGTCGTAGTCGAAATGGAACTTCATAATGTTATCGAACGCTTCGCTTGCGGTACCGCCCTTCTTCAACGTGTCAAAGCCAAGCGATCCCCGCAAGAAAGTCTCAGTCGCCATACCGAAATTCTTAGACAAACGCAACGGAGCGTTGCGTGTATTCATCGGGTTCATGGCGTCAACAATGTTGACTTCCTTCCCACCGATACGGATGTTGGCGTTCGGCGCAAGACGCTGCGCAATGATGCCGCGACCTGAAGACTCCACGAACTCAGAAGCAACCTGACCGGAAGCAGAACCTAAACTCCCTGTCCGCGCCAACTCCCTGACAACCTCCACATCCGCTTGGCTGACATTCTCCGGGTTGATAAACCGGCCACGCATAGCCTTACGCATACGAGCAGCCTTCTTCGTCAATCCCGCAGCAGCCGCCTCTTCCTCCTGATACTTCCAGTACGCGCGCATAAACTTGCGGTAACTAGACCAATCTATGCCAGCGAGATGATTCATAAACGCGCCAGACAGGAAGTTACGCCCGTGGAAACCGGGCTTAGCGATCATGTAAGCACGCAACAGATTGTGCAACTTGTCGTACTTGCTCGAGAACCCCGCAGCACCACCACGCGCAGCAAACATCTCAGTCGCAAGCATCGAATCAACCAGAGTGGCATTGCCCTGCAACTGACCGAACGTCTTCATGCCGGAAAAGAAAATGTCCTCAACCATTTCCTCCGCTTTAGGTACCTTATGAAGATCACCCAACTTCTGCTCAGGCAACTTCGATATGAGATCAGTCCACCCCTCGGCGCCGCGTTGGAACTCGTCCAACGCAAGATTCAACATGGCGTTATCACCCTCAATAAGAGCGCCTACAGCCAACCGCAACTCAATCAAATCGTCTGGTAGATTCTCCAACGGGGCATCCACCGGAGCGCCCAAACGATTTAGCAAGTCCAAAGCGTCGTCAATCTGACGCTGCTTCTCATCCATGCCCCTACTGACAAGCCACCTTTCGGTGTCCGCTAGATCAGCAACCCACGAATCTGGAGGCGTTCCAAGTTCGATTGCTTCCCTCGCTGCCTTGAGTTCCATCTCAGAAAGTATTTGGCCTGCGGTTTCAACGTAAGCCTGAGTAGCGAGTTGCTGGTCCGCAACCAGTTCGGCTCGCCGTTCAACCAACTGTTGTAGTAGATCCTCTGGCGATTTGTTGCTGCCCACAGTCTGTTTCGGCATCGCAGATATTTCTTGAAACCATTCAAAGAACGCCGTAGGTTCGATGAATAAGGTTTCACCTTCTTGAGCCTGCCTTCTGGCACCGAACGTATAAAGAGGATCGAAGCCCGAAGGGTCGGCTCCCGCCTGAACCTTCATCCACTCGGCTACTTCTTGTTCATATATGTCAACGTCCCAATCATTGATATACATATTTTCAAAGAAGTCGTTGATTTCATCGTCAGGCATACCGGCATCAACCATGTCTTCCTTCATGGCGAGAGTGGTATCTGCATCCCAGAAGGGGTGCGTCGTATCATCAGCGATATCTGCCCACGCTGCCTTTGGCACCGGTACGTCAGGGTAAGGATCGATTGCAGCCGTATCCGCTGCGATCTGATCCCACATAGCGACCTCATCGACTTCCAAATCGTCGCCCAACTTTGCGACGAAATCTGCTTCCGTTATCGCTTCCTTCGTTGGCACCAACTTCCCATCCACAACCTCGTTGCCGGTCAACCGGGAAATGTTGCGGTGTGTCATGGACACATCCATCGACCTCAAAGCCAACGGGTTTGTAGCCATGATGTTAGCGAACTTGCGGCTACCAAAAGCATTCAACCCGCCAGCACCCGGAACCCTCACAGAATCGCCTGAAGTACCCCCATTCACCCAGAAGGCAGCGTTGTACCCGTCGGCTGTCAACGAATTCTGGAACTCCTGATTGAACTGCGTGAGATACCACCGACGCATCGTTGCATCCCCGGCGCTACTACCACCACTTCCCGGCCTCAACTGCTGATGGCCTCCTCCCCGACCTGCGGTTGCGGGAGATTCCAACATCCCTTCCCAGTCGAAGGCACCTCTCGCTGTCGCGCCTTCATCTGCGAACTCCACCACACCACCGGCACCTACCCCACCGAAATGCTCAGGTTCACCAGTGAACGCAGCGTTTATTACCCTTCCGAACTCAAACCGCCGCGAATCTATACCGAAAAAGAGGCCCGCATTTCCGGGGTTCAGGTTTGGGTCCACGGACCAAAGGTAATGGGCAAATTCTTCTGCCAGATTTTCCGGTCCACCGGGAGGAATCATGTTGTTGGCATTCTGCCGCTGCAACCACATGGCGAA